AGCTGATAGAAACCGGAGGCTTCGAGCATCTGCTGTATCTCACCGGCTTCTTCCATCATATCGCTTATGGCCGATTCGTCGGCGTAAGCCATATCCTCATACAGCTTGAGCATTTCCTGCTCAAGAGAATACATATTATCGAAAACCGTTCTCAGAACTTCTCTTATAGTCGTCCCTTTTTTCAAAACGCTGTGCTGATCCAGGTAGCCTACGGTAACGTGGCGCGACCATGTTATATTTCCTTCATCAGGCATGAGTTTTCCTGTGATGATGTTGAGAAAGGTGGATTTTCCTTCTCCGTTGGCGCCTATGAGGCCTATATGTTCTCCCTTGAGCAGCCGGAAAGAGGCATTTTCTAATATCTGTCTGGCTCCGAAGCCGTGGGTAACGTTTTCTACTGTCAATAAGCTCATTTCAGCTTCTCCTTTTGTCATTACGAATATGGTCTTGCAAATCACTGCCGGTACAGGCCGGACCTGAATATGATAACATATCAGAAGGCAGATTTAAAGAGCATAAGACGCTTCTGTGAAACGACTATGATCTGTGAAATCAAAAAAACTGCCGAAAATCTGAAATCAGTTTGCGGCAGGCATTATGAACGCAAGATATGATCAATTAAAATATCTGAATACACCCTTCACTTTTCCGAGGATCTTGACATCTTTGACTATGATGGGGCTCATAGAAGAGTTCTCGGGCTGAAGCCTTATGTGACCTTCTTCTCTGTAAAAGGTCTTGACCGTGGCCTCGCTTTCAAAGCCGTCTATCATAGCTACTACGATATCGCCGTTCCCCGCAGTTTCGGACTGCTGTACCAATATAAGGTCGCCGTCCATTATGCCGGCCTCTATCATACTTTCGCCGCGTACATGCAACATATAGTTTACCCCTCCGGCAGCGTACTGGGCAGGAATAGGGAAGAAGTCTTCTATGTTCTGCTCCGCAAGAATAGGCGTTCCCGCTGCCACACTGCCTACCACGGGTATGTTAACTATGCCCGAATGTGCCCGGGCATGATCATCATACGCAGATGGCTGACTTTCGCCGTGTTTACCTGAAATCGGGTCTACTACCATGAGGGCGCGGGGTTTTGAAGGGTCTTTTACTAAATAACCCTGCTTGACCAGACTCTCGATATCCTTATGAGCCGTTGAAGTAGACTTGATACCCAGCGCACCGCAGATCTCTCTTACCGTCGGAGGATATCCCTTGGTCTTGATCTCTTCTTTCATGTAGCTGAGTATTCTCTGTTCGCGCTCTTTAAGTGCTGCCATAGTAGTTTCTCCTTTTTTAATCGGACCGTAGCTCCCGGCATTTGTTATATCAAAATCACTATAGCATAAAAAGAACAAAAAGTAAACACATGTTCACAAATTTATTTAAAGAATTGACAGAGGTCTTCCGTATTTCACTTCTTCTCCGTCTGGTCCGTATTTCTTTCGCTTACCGCTGATAGTTGAAATATCAACCTTCCATATAGCTGTACGATCTAAGCTTTTCTCTATTGCCTCATCGAATTGGTACATATTGGAAGGAGTGTATCTCTCGCAGATTATTCTCAGGGCATGTATCTTCTCGCTGTCTTTTAGAACTTCCCTGGCATTGCCTGTGACGATGGCTGACTCGTATTCGGTGGTGAATTTATCAAAGGCAGGCCTCACATCTCCTACGAAGACCAGACATACTCGTGGATACGATCTGAGGATATCCGTTTTTCTCCCTTCTTTCGCACAGTGGAAATATACGGTGTCGCCGTCTCTTGCCACAGATATAGGCACTGCATACGGAGCGTCCTGATCTATCATTGAGAGTACTGCGTAACCGCATTTATCGATTATCTCTAACGCAAATTCTTTGGGCATTTCTCTGTCCCGTCTTCTCATTTCGATTCCTCCTTATACTTAAAACATCCCTTTTCATGAGAATATATCACTCCTATGGCTTGAAGATAGGAATAGATTATGACAGTTCCCACGAATTTCATACCTCGCTTTTTCAGATCTTCTGATATTCGGTCAGACAGGGGCGAAGATATCCGGTCACATTCGTATATCACTTTTCCTCCCGTAAATCCCCAGATGTAGGCTGCAAAGGAGCCGAATTCTTCTTGTATAGCCTTGAAGACGGAGGCATTGTTTACAGCAGCGTTTATCTTAAGCCTGTTTCTGATGATCCCGGCGTTTTGCATGAGTTTGGATTTTTTTTCATCATCATACTGACGGACTTTGTCTATGTCAAAATCGTCAAAAGCTTTTCTGAAGGCTGCTCTCTTGTTGAGCACACATTCCCACGACAGGCCGGCCTGAAAAGATTCCAATATGAGCATCTCAAACAGGTGATGATCGTCTCTGGACTCTTCTGCCCATTCATTGTCGTGATAATCTATGTACAGCTGATTTTTTGTGTTGGCCCAGCGGCACCGCGCCGGCCCGTTATTTGCAGTCATGAGAACTCCTCTCTACTCTGAGGTCAAAAGGCCGTAATGTTTCAGAGCGTCTTTTAAAAAATTTTCTTCTACTTCGAGATAATCAGCTATCTCCCAGGTTTCTCTAAAGCCGTCAGCTATGGCGGACAGGACGGCCTCGAGAGGTATTATCTTTTCATATGCCCATTTTCTGGCTCTGAGTTCCTGCCTCTGATTGTCCAGAGGAGTCTGATCCAGTATATTTCCGGAAGTAGTGAAATGATGCCCGATCTCTTCGGCTAAAATACAATACTTTGACGCAGTAGTCATATCATCTCTGAGCCATACTATGCCGCCGGAGTAAAGGCCGATATTTTTGATAGGTCTCTCTTCGATGATGACCTCGTCTTCAAACTCGGCGGTAAGCTTTTCATATTTGTTCATCCGATCAACTCCTTTTTGACTGTATATAGATCCTATCATAAAAGGTGTCCGTTAAACTGGACTCTACTGATCTTTTCTCTTTGACAGAACGTATTTTTTGAACTCCTCTATTTCTGCCAACTCCTCATCGCTCCATTCTTCATCGTCATGGTGAGCGGCGATAGTATATGCTGCGTCGTCCCAGCCCATCAGATATGAAGGCGTTGTTCCAAGGGCAAGGGCCAGCGATTCTATCTTATCGGCGGGAATGTTGGTTATGATATTGTTCTCGTATTTATGGATAGTCTGCTTGGTGGTGCTCAGCTTTTCCGCCAGATCATCCTGAGTAAGGCTGTTTTTTCTTCGAAGCTGTTTTATTCTGTCTCCTATAGTCATCATTTTTAACCTCTCCTTAAAAGTAACTTGATTATATCATAAATATCGAAAAAATCAAGAAAAAATAACTTGACAAGTGACAAAAAAGAATATAGACTTTTGGTAACTTAAAAAGTTACAGGATAGCGAATTTTATGCGTATACGTATGGATTTGCTTTCTTTTACCCCGATTTATAACTTTTTAAGTTATAAATGATGTGTGCTGATTGCCAATCAGAGAGAAAGGTAGGAGAGATGGATAAGAATAGACTTTTAAAATTTAAGAAGCTCAATAAAGAGATAGAGATAATAAAGAGAGAAATACGGGAATTGGAGTGTAAACCTTCAGAATATGTCGCCGATACCGTCAGGGATTATACTTACGGATACGGGAGAGTAATAAAAATAGAAGGATATGGAGATGAGAAGTATAAGAGAGAAAAGGAAAAACTGTATAAGCGCCTTACAGAAAATATGCTGGCAGTTCAAAAGGAAAGAAATGAAATCGAAACGTTTTTTGACTCTGTGCAAGACCCGGAGATAAGGAGCATACTCAGGCTTCAGTATGTGGACAGGATGACCCAGGAACAGATAGCGTATGAATTATGTTATGATGAGAGAACCATAAGAAGAAAGCTGAAAAAGTTTTGGGAAACTGCCCTGTAATGTCCGCTTCTCAAATGGTATAGTGGTATTAGCAAAAGAAGATACATACGCGGATGACCGGCGCAGAAAGCTGACTGCAGCAGCGTAGCCTCGGTCATTTATGTCAGGGGGGGAGAATCATGTTTATACTGACGGATGAAAATTTTCAAAGAGAAGTAGCAGAAAGCAAAGGAAACTGTCTTGTAGAGTTTTACGCTTCATGGTGCAGTTTGTGCCGGAAGGGACTTAACGATCTTTCAGAGTTTGAGAGACAAACAGGATGCCGGACAGGAAAGGCAGATTTGCAGAAAAATACTAAGTTGCTCAATGAATTTATATCCAACGGTTTGCCTCATTATGTGTTTTTCTGTGATGGCAAACCCGTAAAACGATTTACAGGGATTACCGATCTGGCAGTCCAGTTTGGAGAGTTCCTTTAAACGTAGATGAATGAGAGAATGTATCAAATCTTTTGCTGTTTTGAGAGTATGCGGCGGATATGATCCGGCGGGCCCGCTCATGATGATAGATATCCGGCCTTTTGCGTAAACTGCCATCCCTTGCTTATAAAATAATTGTTACCGGCGATACGTTGATAAAAGAAAGGATGAGATATGATATACCAGAGAATAAATTTGAACGATCTTATTTCTGCCGTGGAGACTCAAGTAAAAGAAAGAACGGGAGTAGAGTGCAGCTCACAGATAAGAGAAACTGCAGGAGAACCGTATTACTATGTTCAAGTCGTCAAAACCCAGACGACGGGAAGCAAGACTTCCTATTGTGAAACTATCACAGTATGGATATATGCAGTCTGCCCATCGAATGATCAGCATGAGAAGAATAATATGCTCAACGCTCTCAATGAGGCCCTGACAGAGGATATTGAACTTCCGCAGCCATATATATTGGTCATGCAGAAAGACAGTGGAAGACAACAGACAGACCAAAAAGAAAACGATAAGAGAGAAGCCGTGGAGGCCTATGACTTTGTAGTCTCTTACGGACTAAAATTTAAGGAGGATTAAAATATGGCAAGTAATTATTGTAATTTTGAATCTGCAGCTGCTAAAGCGGCTGCCGGAAAGGACATACTATTATGTATATTTGACGCTACCGGGGAAAAGTTGCTGGCGATAAGCGGTCAGCAGGGGCTTACAGTTACCCGTACAGCCGAGGCGCTGGAGGTGACGTCTAAAGACGCCGCAGGCGGCTGGAAATCAAAGATAGCAGGCACCAAGGAGTGGTCAATAGAAAACAGCGGTATCTATACTCTGGACGATAAGTCTCACGGTATCCTGTCCACTGCTTTTGAAAATGGAGACCCGGTATGCTTGAAAGTCATAAACAAGAAGACTCAGAAAGGCATGTTCGGAGGACTGGCGGTAATAACTGAGTATCCTATTGAAGCGCCTTATGACGGTACAGCTACATATTCCATGTCCTTTGCAGGAGTAGGATCGCTGGTAGATCTTACTCAGGATCCGGAAACACCTGATGTGATGCCCGAAGGCATGAGTACTGAGACAGGAGAGTAATGAGATGATTGAACTTAACGGTATAAAATATGAATTGAAGTATAATCTGAAAAGGATTGAGCTGATAGAGGCAGCTTCTAAAAAACCTCTGATGTCCATGCTGGGCAGCGGATTTCTGACCATATCGGACTTGACTGCCTGCGTCGCATATGGACTGAGGTCTGAAGGGGCCGACAATTATCTTCCTACCGCAAAGGGCATGGAAGTGGCCAGGAAAAAGATGGAAGAGGACGGTGGTTACATGATACTTTCAGACGCCGTAGCAGAGGCATTTGAGCGTGACTGTCCTTTTTTCTTCCGGGTAGGCTAGTAGAATTTGAATACCTGTTGAGTGAATCGGACGAAGAATACCAAAAATTAGCGGAGCCATATCTAAAGGATATGGGCTTCGCTTTTTTTGCAGTGAATTTTGGCTATTCCATATCTGATTACGAGCAGCTCACTCCCAGACAGAGAACATTCATCTATAAAGCCTACGAAAATAAGATGATAGCAGACACTGCAAACATTTATAACGCAGTGTTTACCGCTTATTATAATGCCAATCGGCCTAAAAACAGGAGACCTCTGAAACTTTTCAAGAAAAAATCTAAAAAGGCGGATCAGGGGGATATAGAGGAAAACTTAAATATAATAAGAGAAATAGAACAAGAAAAAGGAAAATCATGGGTAGACTTGATCTACAAAAGAAACGGATTGAGAAAGGAGGAGAAAAATGTCTGATTTTGAAATAAATGCTGAGGCTATGGGGGATAAGATGATCACCCTCATATCTAAAGTAGACCAACTGACTGAGTCTTTCGAGAGTTTAAACAAAACTGTGTCCGGCTTTAAATATAATTCTGATATAGATAAATATGGCAAGGGCTTTGAAAATACGGCCACAGTGGCCGGAAAAGCTGCTGATATTATACAAAAGTCCATATCGGTGCTGGACGCAGGAAGCAAGATAGAAAAATATATTCAAGGGTATCAGGAAGCTAAGGTAGCGCTGAGTCTTTTTAAATTAGAAAATGAAGGAATGACGGTGTCTCAGGGAGTCTTAAATGGGACACTAAAAGCGAGCGAAGGAGCGGTGGGAATGTTTAGCTCAGCTCTTTCAGCGAACCCTATCGGCGCAACTATTGCATTAGTGGGAGCTCTAACCGTTGGTATCGCCGCCTTATCAGGAGCTTTTAAGGATATGGGTACGTCACAGCTGAAACAGGACCTGGCAGGATTAAACGAAAGCATGGATAAATATCGTGATACCATGTCTCAGATGGCTGAGACAAGGAAGGCCAGTATCGAAAGCGGTATGAGCGAAATGGGGTATTACCAAGGGCTTAAAGCAGAATTGGATGGTATAGTGGATGCTAACGGCAGAGTTAAGGCAGGCTATGAGGATAGAGCCGGATTTATCTTAAATACCTTAAATGAAGCATTGGGCACAGAAATGGAGATTAACTCAGGTATCATAGATAATTACGGACAAATGTCTGAAAGTATTGACTCTATGATACAAAAGAAAAAAGCTGAAATGATTCTAAGCACCTACGAAGAAGAATATGCCGAGGCTATAAAAAACAGGGCTGCAGCATATGAAGCTTTGGTAAAACAACAAGAGATGACTGCTATAGCTGAAGCGGAATATCAAGAGGCGATTAGAACAGGCTCTGATGCGACTGTTTTAGCAAAATTGAATGCGCTAAATAAATCGAGAGACGCAGAAGAACAATTTGCTGCAGATCTTGAGGAAAGTACTAGAGTAATTTCTAATTATGAAGCGATGCAGGCAGATGCCTATGCCGGAAACACCGATAAGATTGTTGCAACCATGGGGATGAGAGAAGGCGCGTATTATGATCTTACATCCCTCTCTAAGAGTAAGACGGAGGAACAGATTGCTTTGCTTGAAAAGGAAAGAGATGAGGCCGAGAGATTAAGCAAAGAGCGGGGAGACGCAGTTTATGCCAATGATGTTAGAAGCTATGATGAGCGGATAAAAGGATTAAAAGAACATTTGTCAGAAATGGAAACTTCCGTGTATGGAATTAAATGGGATGAAACAGGTAAATATATCGTCAATGGAATGATGGTGGGAGTTGATACCAGAGAAGGAGCTATGGTTACTAAGTTCAAAAATATGGCGGATAATATAATAAAATCTGTAAACTTTAAATTCGGAATAAATTCACCATCGAAAGTGATGGCTGAAAAAGGACGGTTTCTCGTTATGGGTCTGGCCAACGGAATAGAAAAAAATTCCGCTATGATTAAGGGCGCGATGAATGACATGACAGATGAAGTTTTAAATAATGCACCGGATATGGATATGCTGATAAGCAGTCTTGCTTCGCCATATATTTCTTCAAGACATATTACAGAATCGGCCATGACAAATACTCTCATTGCAGACTTTGACAAGAACGGAGGCATGGCCGAGGCTCTTTTGGCGGCTCTCGGAAGAGTGACTCTGAACAATACTCTCAATATAGACGGAAGACAGTGCGCTGAAGTCCTTACTCCGCTTATAGATAAAAACATGGCCGCAGCATCGGCCATGAGATCGAGAGGTGCGATATGAATGTGATAATAAACGGATTAGATCTCTCAGATAAGGGGATCACAGTTGCTGATGTCTATGTATCCGAAGCATCTCCTAAACTGATTCAGACTGATATACCCGGAAGAGACGGGCTGCTGGATCAATCTAAAGCCGTTTCGGGATTCATAAATTATCAGAACCGGCAGATGACGATAGTAGGCTATGCGCAGGAGTCTTATGAAGACTATCTTAAGCGGTATTCTTGGCTGTTGAACGAAATAAACGGCCAGACGGCAGAGATAATAAACACCAGCGATGCTGATTTTATCTGGAAAGGGCGTCCTACAGTTACTTATACCAAGGTAAATTCCATATATTCGGAAATCACAATAAATTGTGAGGTGCATCCTTATAAACTAAAAAAGCAGGATACCATCGTGGAAAAAACTGTTTCAGAGGACAATACCGCTGTAATATGCGCTAACTTAGCAAGGCCGGTAGTCCCGATGATAGAAACTTCTAAAGCTATGCAGATATCTTTTGAAAACAAGATCTTTAATGTTCAGGCAGGTACACACATTTTGGATATACTTTTCATAGCCGGTGAAAATACACTCACAGTGACTGGAAACGGCAATATAAAGATCACGTACAGGGAGGGAAGCTTATAATGTATAAAATTTATTCAGACGGATATATCGTGTATCATCCGAGACTTCCGGAATACGCTATCCTGTCCGGCAGGCTTGAGCTTGAAGTGAACAAGGCCGGGAAACTGACCTTCAAGATACCTGAGTCCAATCCTAATTGCGGCATGATGATGCTGATGAAGTCTATAGTGGAACTGTATGATGATGACGAGCTTATCTTCCGAGGCAGACCGTATGCCCCTTCGCAGAATATATACAGAGATAATGAAATCATATGCGAAGGTGAGCTGGCATTTTTAAATGACACTTATCAGGAACCCTTTGAATTCTATGGAACAGTAACAGAATTGTTTTCTAAAGTGATTTCATTCCATAACGATCAAGTGTCTTCAGAGAAACGGTTTAAGGTAGGTATGATCGATGTAACCGATAATACTGCCGAGGGCTATATGACAGAATCTTCTAATGATTATCTGACTACATGGGACTTTATTCAGGAAAAATTTCTGAGTACGCTCGGCGGATATCTTCACATAAGACATGAGGAAAATGACACGTATATAGACTATTTAACGGATCTTAATTTTTTATCTGATCAAGATGTACGACAAGGGATAAATCTGCTGGATGTAGTTGAAGAAATATCCACCGATGACCTTGCTACGGTGGTGATTCCCTTGGGAGCAAAAGTAAAGGACGAGAAAGGCAGCGATACTGATGATTACACGACTATTGAAAGTGTGAATCCCGGCGGTAAAATATATTTATCAGATCAAGAGGGAGTAGAGACATATGGATGGATCATCAAAGTCACGCATCATGACGACATTATCGAACCGTCAGACCTTTTAAGAGCGGGCAGATCTGACCTTGCCGATGCTTTAGGTGTTGCTGCATCTGTAGATTTAACGGCCTCGGATCTTTCTAAGGCGGGGTATGATATAAAGCCGTTTGCTGTAGGAACCTATGTACCGGTGAAGATACAAAATCTTGATCTAAACGAGAGCATGCTGCTTAAAAAAATGACTGTGGATTTGTTGAATCCACAGTCAAGCAACATCAGCTTGGGAGCGGTTTCTCGGTCTTTTGTGGCTGATAAGATCAGCACGGAAAAAGCGATAGGTAAAATTTATAATAATATTGCTGTAGATAAAAAACAAGTTAATGAAGCCATAAATCAGATAAGAAAAGAAATGGCTTCTCAATTAGAACAGACAGAAGAATATATCATGTCTACCGTGACTGAAAAATATTTTTCCAAGGAGGAAACAGAAGAACTTATATCCAGTGTGTCGACAGAAATAGAACAGAATTCCGGAGCTATAGAAATCAGATTTAATCAACTTCAGCAGCAGGTGACTGAGGTAGGTGATACCATAGTTACACAGAATCAGTTCATCAGGCTTGAGAATGGAGAGGTGATCATTGGAAAATCGGAATCGCCTGTCGTGTCAGTTTATACCAATGATGCGTTAGAGTTTAGGTATAACGGAGCTACAGTCGCCAGGTTTACCAACGAAGTCTTGAGCGTACGCAATATAAATGTCGAGAATCAATTGAAAATCAACGAAGGCTGGGCATACCGCATGGGAAAATATATTGAAGGAGCAGGATACAATCTGGACATGGTATGGTTAGGAGAGTGATAATATGGCATTAAGTCTATCAATAAGTGCAAGTCAGTTGAGTCAATCTGTTGCAGATAACAGGACTAATCTGAGAGTCAATGTAAATATAAGCTGGACATCTGGTTCATATGACCATTACGGCTCAACAAAATATGTAACCGTAAACGGGTCTACATACTATTTTAGCAGTGAGAAAATAAATCCGAACAGGACAACCTCCGGTTCCCAGACGTTATACAGCATAGATGTGAGCATTCCGCATAATTCCGACGGAACTAAAACGGTGAGTATATATGCTTCCGTCAAGACCGCAACATCGTCGGGAACCGTTACTGCCTCAAAGTCTTTGACATTATCGACTATACCGCGGGCCACATCGCCATCTGTATCGTCGTCATCTGTACAGATGGGATCGGCGGTTACGATAAATACGCCGCGAGCTTCAAGTGCGTTTACGCACACGCTGACATATAAATTTGGATCGGCTACCGGAAACATCGCCACCGGGGTGGGAACGTCCTACTCGTGGACTGTACCGAAATCTTTGGCAAACCAGGTGCCCAGCGCCACATCCGGTACCGCAGTGATCACATGTCAGACTTATAACGGAGGAGTGTTGATTGGGACTAAGACAGTTAATTTGACAGTGACTGTACCGGATACGACAGAATTTTATCCCCGAATTCTCAACATTGAGGTTTCTGAAGCCACTGAGACCGTTGCAGACGAATTTGGTGATTTGTATGTGCAGAGCTTATCACAGCTGAACGTGAAGATAAATGCCTCCGGAGCATATGGCGCAGCCATAAGGTCCTACTCGACAAGTGTTGACGGCGTCACATATAGTGCAGACACATTTAAGAGCAATGTTATAAACGGCTCGGGAATAGTGAAGATTACTTCTACCGTAGATGATTCAAGAGGCAGAACAAAATCAGAAACTATCAGTATCAATGTTGAAAGCTACAAGCTTCCGGCGATAACATCGATGATTTATCAGCAGTGCAACGCTGATGGCACGGCAAATCCGACAGGAAACTCGACGAAGATCACTATGAGCGGCAGTTTATCTAATGTCAAAGACAGAAACAGCGCGAGTCTGCTGCTGAAGTGGAAAAAGGCCGCAGATGTATCATATAAGATAAAGACAATAGATATATCGGAGTGGGAATTTACGGTGTCGACGATAGTCAATAACACGACGACAGATGAAACTTATGAATTTATTGCTGTGTTGGCAGATAAAATCAGAAGTACAGAATTTGTGGTGACTACCGGGAGAGTAACCATGTCGCTTCTTGCCGGTGGAAGAGGAGTTAGATTCTTTGGCGAGGCAGAGTCGGAAGGTTTTTGGATAAGTGATGTAGATTATACGATAACGGATGGGGAGTATGATGAACTCCTGTCTTTGATGGGAGGAAAGTAATGCGTTTGATTGACTGGATTTATCCTGTGGGGCATGTCATGATAACAGTGAATCCATATTATGACCCCAATAAGATATTTAAAACTCATTCATGGATTCGATTTGCACAGGGAAAAACTCTGGTAGGTGTGGATCCGTCAGATGCCGATTTTAAAACGGCTGAAAAGACAGGTGGAGAGAAGAAGCACACGTTAACCGAAAGCGAAATGCCTGCACATATAGGCCATTTACAATATAATGAAGGTATGAGTGGGCTTGGAAATTCAACAAGGTATCTTTCAGAAACTGTTTTAGGCACGTATGGGTCCTCTGGACGAGGCTGGAATAGCGTTAATGGTGGAGAGATTCAGCCCGCCGGAATGACAAGAGGAAACAATGTCGCCCACAACAATATGCCTCCCTATATAACTGTATATTTTTGGAGACGAGTAGGATGAGATGAATCTATTGCTCTGCAGTGTCGGGGAATGTGGATGCGGCAGATAGTATTCTAAGCAATTATGTTGCTGGAGGAACAAATATTGCGGGAATGCAGACGAGAGGAACGTTAAATGCTGGCGGCGGTGTATGCGCATGGTTTTTAAAGCAAATAAAAGAGGGCGATATTCTGACGCTGAGTTCATATGGTTATTATTCTAAAAGCTACGATTTGACTGGTCATATGGTAGCAATACGTTTGGGGAAATGAAAATGAAGAAGATAATTGGACATACAGAAAGTGGAACAGTGGTATCGCTGAAGGATGGCGGTCATGGAACGGCATAAAAATTTTAACACCTTGCCGGTACTAAAAAAGCTATATGTGCGGAGGAATCTCTCGCACATATAGCTTGAATCATGCTCCTTCTATTAGAAGTTGAGCTCGTTGAACTTGTCGATTATTCCCTGATCTATTCCGTCAGAGCCGGATGGAACCAGGACTACTCCGTCTTTATAAGCTGCAGCTTTTATTACGGCTATACCCATCATGTCGTAGCCTTCACCGATGACATCTTTATAAGCGTCTGAACTTTCATCATATATGTAGATTTCAACATCTCCATAACCTGCTCCGTCAGTAGCGCCTACCATCTCAAAAGCCTTCTCCTGCTTTTCATCAGTGAGACCTAAGGCTTCCGCCACGGCGTCTACTGTCTTCTCGACCTTAGGAACGTCTTTTTCCGCGGACGCGCCAGAATCGCTGCCTTCGTCCTTTGAGCCGCAGGCGGCCATTCCCAGACATAACATCAATGACATCATCAATACTAAAACCTTCTTCATACTTTCCTCCTGTTTAAACAATGAATATTATTTATTACGACCATGACTTGGCAGTAACCTGTGAAAATGAATATTTTAATCTAAGCTTGGCAGCAGATACCGAAAACTTTGTTAAAAATATTTCTTTCTATAAAGGAACAATAACATAAACTGCTTAAATAATCAATACTTTAGGCACAAATAAAACCGGGACATCTGCTGACGTCCCGGCTGAAATGGTGCGCCAAGCGGGAATCGAACCCGCGGCCTTCACATTCGGAGTGTGCTACTCTATCCCCTGAGCTATTGGCGCAAAACATACAATATATTTATATCATAAATTTTGCATTAGTTAAAGACAAATTTTTCGACCGGCATAGAAAGGATAGCGGCCCAGAATATGATAAAAG